ACTTTATCTTTTTCTATAAACTGTTCTACGTCACCTGACTCATTAGTTCTGATTACTTCCATTGCATTCTTGTATACAAAAATACTACATAATGAATCTGACGTAGTTGTTTTACCTTCTGATACTGGATCAATAGAAGCGTAGTATGCTCCAAATTCTGGACTTTTTATTGGTCTTTCCCAAACTACAATAGTACCTGTTTTATCTATTTGTTTTTTATCTACAGGAAATTTACTAATTGGAAGTTTATTAGTTCGTTTAGCAAATATACCTGTCTCATCCCTATCTAATTCTATTAACTCATAAGGGTATTCTTTTTCTTCAATTCTTTTTTGCTGTCTGGTTAAAACACCTTGAGGAAATATTGATGCCTTTCTATATGCAAAAGCTTCAGCAATATTCATTGGTTTTTGAGAAATTCTTAACTGAAATTGTTCTCCATTTAATTCATTCTTCCATCTTGACCTTTCTTCTATAATTGCTTTAACAGCATCCTCTACTAATGAGTTACCGTATTTATCAATGTAAGGTGGCATAGAGTGCTGTTCAGGTATAAACAACCCTGCCATACCTATAGTCCCATCAGCGTCCATTAGATTCGTTTCTACAGAATATATATCATTTGCTGCAGGATTTAATATCATTTCCTTTAAAGGATTACATTGTTGCAAATCCCCTACAGATCCTGCTGCTATAAACATACCTGTTGTCATCATTCCAGAAGACATAGCTGGACGTAAGTACTCATATGTATCTGACATCTTTGGTGCTATACCTGCTTCTTCATGAAAAAAGTATGTACACGGTCCACCAACTCCAGTTGTAGCATTTTTCTCAAATGATCCACCCTGTATTTTAGATTTTAATCCTCTTGCTGTTTTCCTGTTGTTTACTTTAACTTCAATCTGTTGTTGCCACAGTAATACTTTCTCTGGATTGCTAGGTCTATACCAAGCAGTATGCTCATTAAGAAATGTTTTATATTCGTCTAAAAATTTCCAAGATCCTTTGTCATTAATAAAATCTTTTAATGATGCGCCCACTTTACATATAGATCCTTCTTCAAACCAATACTGATTAATAATTTTACCCATATGAAAATATGAGGAAGCAATCTGACGCTTTTTAAGTATAGCTGAGTGTTGGTTATTTAACTCAGCTAGTAATTCATAAAGAGCCATATGGTATTGAGCATCTCTTACTTTAGCAAAACCATATTTCTTTTCTTCTTTATCAAATATAGGTAAGAAGTTTAACCACATGTAGTAATCTCTACTTAAGAAAAAACTTTTAGGACCATCATTGTATATAACACCTACTCTACATTTATTTTTTTGATCTTCCCAATAATTAGTAAAATCTTTAGATCTAAAAGGAGCATTACAATAAAATCCTTGAGTATTAAACGTTTTAGCTTCACTATTAAAATCATATGCTATTTTTGTAAAACCATAATCTCCAGGTTCTTTAAATATACTTAGTATATAATCTATAAAAGACTTTTCTGTTTCAAAATCAGTAGTACTCCATTTACCATTACCATATGTAGGAATGGTTTTATACATCCGCCACCTCTACTAGAATAGCAAAGACATCTCCTTCTTGAATAAGTAAATGTTCTTCTCCTTCGTGTTGCATGCTAGTTGGTAAACAATGTTCAGTGTATTGTACAACGTCACCCATCTTTATTTCATCTACAGATTGACCTAATCCTACTACTGTACCTATACATTCTTTTTTAATTGCCATTTCAGGTAAAATAAAACCTGATTTAGTCATTGTTTCCGCTTTCTTCTGTTTGATTAGAAGTTTTTTTCCTACTGGTATTACTTGTTGTGCCATCGTTGTTAGTTTTTTGTGTATTATTAAATTCTGGTTCATCCCAATAGCAAAAATGCCATTGAATTTCTTTTTTTTTGTTTATCATATTTGATCATAAGCTAATCCTGCTCCTCCACGCACTGAACTTTCTTGTTCATTCTTCATATCAGTAAATGCGCCTTTATATGATTGTCTTATCTGCTCAAATTTAGCAGCAGCATTAATCATAGAGTTCATATTACCGTCTCTACCGTGTTCTATTGGTGTTACCTCCATATACTTAGCTAATCTATCTAACATAGCTTTAATACCCACATAAGCTCTAAAGGTAGGTGTTTCATACATTTGTTTACACATATCTAATGCATATCTAATTTTACCATCTTCAGGAGATTCTTCAAGTCCTATCTCCTCTATAATAATATCTTCTTTCTCATGTTCAGGAAGATTAAAGAAAGGATTTAGATCTGGATCCGGACAACTTAAATAAAATATATATTGATATACTTGCATATATGTATCAGGGTATTCATCCATTATTTTTTTTAGAAATGGTAAAGCATAACAATGTTCAGAAGGTATAACTTTATTATTTTGGACATCAAATAATCTTACTATCATATTTTTATATTTTATAATGCGTCTATAGCAGCTTTTACAAAAGCATAAGTCTCAGTAACGTAAATTGGCAGTAAAGATCCTGTTAAATATATTTGACGAACATTTATTAAACTACCATCTTGCTGATAAACCGGTCCAACAGCACTCAACATAAGAGGATTTATTGCAATAAAAGATTCAGAACCTTGCACTTTATATAATAGAGGAGGAGATGTTAAGGGTAATTGTACTGCTAAATAAACTTGTGTTAATTGTATTGCTGCCATTATTTTTTATCTTTAAGCCACATCATTAATGAAGATACTTCATCTTTTAAATATGGTAGTTCATATATTTTTACTTCGTCTAAAACTGGTTCACCATTCATTACTTTAGTAATTGGATAACCGTTAGTATCTTCTCCAACCTTGACAAATTTAACATGTTGAATAGTTAATTTACCTATTTTTAATTTGGGGTTGTGCTTCTTAATAATATACGCATAAATACTCAATTGTAAGTTATAATGCTTAAGATTACAATCATCTAAATGATTAACTGGCTTGTATAGTTTTTTTGTTATACCCTCCCAATTAGTAAAGCCTTTATCTTTTATTTCTTTATTAGTTTTGTAATCATGTATGTTTATATGTCCATCTACTACTTCAACTAAATCTGCTTGTCCACATAACGCCATAGATTTTAAATAAACCATATGTTCTGGATATACTCCTTCTTTAAGTTTTTGTTCAGGAGCTAACTTAACACCTTCATCAGTTATTAAAGGTTTTATAATAGGTACTTCAGTTCCATTACGTTCAATGGTTTTAAAGTCTAGCATATCTGCTTCTCTTTGGTTGTGATACCAATTTCCTAATTTGATAGCTCTTTGAGTTTCATTATCCCAAGCAGTAAGTATTTCTTTTGGAGTCATACCATGCCATTTAGATCTTTTATTCTTAGAAGATTTTTTAGCTTGACCATCTCTATCAAATTTAGGTTTAAACATTCCAATAAAAGATGTTACACTTGTCCAGTTTATTCTATCTTCATCATTACTCTCGTATAGATGACCTTCTTCTTTAAATGATATTGCCATAACTTTATGTTGTTGATGTATACCAGTACCCACCGCTTTGGTTGGTAATTAAGCTACATGTTGTTTGATTACATATGTAATTAATTTGAATTTCCATTATCTGATATTTGTTGGTTTATTATTTCTTCTTCTTCTTCTGTTGTTACTACTGACCAGTGACCTTTTGGACATTCAGATGATAATGATCTTAATTTAAATTCTAAACTACATCCACAATCAGAACAACAAGGCTGAGTTCCAGGAGCTAAGCAATTTTTACCTTTTAAATCTAACTCTGAACAACTTGCACATATTTGCCATCTATCTGTAAATATAGATTCTACATGTTCTTTCTTAAACATTTTATTTTTTATTCCATCAGCAATTTTATCAGCATTTCTAAATATCTCTAAATATTTAGACCAAGGATGTTTCTTTACTTTACCCATTCTTTTTACTTTTAAAATCTACCTTTCTTAATTTAGCTTCTTCAAGTTTATTAAGTACATCAGACATTTCTTTTATATCTTTAATTATGTTTTCACTTTTTGCATAACCGTTATATGTCCTTTTAGCAATGTTACCTAACATGCTTTTCTTTTTCTTTATTGCTGTTTCAAGTTTACCTTTTCTTATTTCAAAAGTACCTAAACCTTCTACATTTATTCTAGGATAAGCCAGCTTAGATAATTTCTTTCTGAGTTTACTATAATAAAAACTTATAAAGTCATCTACTACTTGTTGATGAACGCCCACTTCCTCAGCAATACCATTTGTAAAATCTTTATGTTTTTTGGGATTCACTTCCTAATATTTTATAGTCTAATAATACTAATCCTTCATTTTGAACATTTGTATTTTTATTTATACATATAGTTTTTTTATTGTTACCCTTTTTTTCAATTAACATTTTTTT